TTAGAAATATCTCCACATCCACCTCCTGGATATTTTAATGAAAGTTGTCCACCTATATTATTATATAAAGCGCCACCAGAATTTACTTTTTTATAATTATTTACAGCTTTAAATGTTTCATTTCTAAAATTACATATAGGATTACTTACAACAAATCCACAGAACTCTTTACGTTGATTAAATGGAATAGAGTGTTTTGTTGTAGCAAAATGTAATGGAATACGAATAGGATTATCTTGACAGTTTTCAGGAAGTTTAGTTGAATTTGAATACCAATCAATAAAAGTCATCCAAGTTGGAATACGTATATTTTTATCATCTTCTATACGAGATGAAGTTAAAAATAATTTAATTGAATCATCGATTGGTGTATTCCAGTTTTCACCACTAAAGAATATTTTAGGGATAGTATTAGGAATATCTTTCCAATTATTACTATAAGGTCCGAAAATAACAAGATTTGGAATAGAATAAGAACTATATTCTTGACCAATTATTTTATCAGACTTTTGTCGAAGAGCATCGATAATAAAGTTAGAATCATAATTAAATCCAGGCCACATATCAGAAAAAGCAATAATAATTTCGCTTTTTTTAGTATCTTGTATATTCTGATTAGTAAATACAGAATCAATAACTATTTTCCATTTTGATAGATTTGTATTAATAGACCAATTATTTAGAATATTAGATCTAATCTGTTTTAATACATCAAAATATCTATTAGGATTTAATATAAAATTATTAAAAGCAGAAATAATTCCATTAAATTCATTACCAAAATAGAATAGATTTTCAAGTTCTGAATGAAGTAATTTTAAAATTGGACTATTATGAATTATAGGTAATCCTAACCAAACCGCATTTAATAGACCAATTTGAATAGGTACAAATCTTGAATGTGAAAACAAAATATTATTTTCAGAATTTAACCAATTATAAAAGGGTTCTTTTTTTTCAAAAGAGATAGGTAATTTACTTATTTCAATATTATCTAATACGTTTTCTTTTAAAAAACGATTTTCAATAATTTTGTCCATATTATGACATTTATATTTAGCATCGATAATATTTTTAAGATATAGTTCTCTGATAGCAACTAATGGAATAATAGATGAACTAATATTGCCAGTATTTTTTTCAGAAATATGTACATTCCAAGAACTATTTGGCACATATTTCATACATTTATCTGAATAATGAGATACAATAGAACTTGACCAAATAAAAGGTACACATCTAATAGGACAAGGAAATATTGTTTGTATAGCTGGAATAGATTCAGAAGAATTAAGAATATCCCAACACCAAATTTCGTGAATACCATCAAAATATCGAGGTGTATATGATCTTTCTGTATATACTGTGTTATCCATTTCATTAAATTGCATAAAAGTTCTTAAAAATACAATAGTTTTTTTAGCAAGTTTTTTACGATAAGATGATTTTAAGAGACCATCTATATCAATTAGATAATCAAGATTATTATTTGTATATATATTAGATGTGTGTATATTTGAGAATCTTGGAAAATCTGACCACCAATCTTTTTCTGAATCTTTTGTACTAATTAAAGATATTTTATAACCAAGTTCCTGAAATAATTCAGTTAGCACTATAGCAGTTTGATTACTACCAGAAGTAAATAAATCGATAGTAGGATTATATGTAATACCAATGTGTAGCATACTATTAATCTCTAAAAGTGATTAATCTTTATACTAAATAATCTTTATACTAAATAATAAACTATTGTATAATTGCTTTCCATTCATTTTGAATATCAGGATTATGAATTGAATGTTTCCAAATAAGATTAGCAGCATGTGTTTTATATATATTTAAATTAACATTATGATTAACTAATGAATTATACATAGTTTCAATTGCTTCATCCCACTTATTAATAGAATAATGATAACCAAATTTATCCCATCCATCCGAATTATGAAGAATAGGATAATTGCAATAAAGAAGTTCTAAAGTCATATAATTAAAATCATTATTCCATTGATGAGTAATAAAACAAGAAGACCTATGTTCTTTGAGAATAGTATGAATACTCTTTCGGCCATGTAAAATAACTCTATTTTTATTATATAAAGATAATGAAGGAAGTACAAAATTATTAGAATTCATTTCTATTTTAAGTCTATCACCGTTAATAATATGAACATTTCCTTGCCATTCTGTATATTTTTTAGAAAAAGCTTCACATAAAAGCAAAGAATAGAAATAGCATTTTTGAAAAGAAATATTTGGGTCCATTATAATAATATCTTGTGTTTGCCAACTTTTAGGAGCAATCCATTCAATAGTATCTTTTGTACCATACTGTGTTAGAAAACATGAGTCCCATACATATGGTACAATTCTACTATTTTTAATTTCAGTTCTATTAATTACAGCAGAATAATCTATATGTTGTTTATAATGAGGACTCGTCCAAATTTCATCAATTTCTCCTACAATATGATGATTAAAAAACATAGAATTAAAATTTTGAATAGTTTCAATATCAATATTAAGAATATTACCGAGATAAAGTTTAATAATTCTTGTACCAGATGATCTTAAATGCGCTCTTGTGGTTGCATCCATACTCATTCCAATTTCAATAAATATTTTAACATTGATAGTACTATATAATATATCAGATGTACTAATTAGTTTATAATTATTAATAAAGGGTTTTTTATCAGTTTGTGAAGATGAAATATGTTGAAAAAGATAAGATGAATATCCAAGACTTTCAAAAAGCTCATAAAGAACAACAATATTTTGTGTAAGTCCATTTCTAAATAATGTATCATCATTTACTTCATTTGTGGCAAGTATGATAACTGGTCTTTTAAATGATAGATTTAAAGGAGTAAGGCAAGTATCAGACTTTTGATAAGATGATAAATCAGTATTTCCAGGCATGGTGTTCATATTAAGTAATAATTAAATAAAATCTTTATATTAGGATAAAGAATAGTATGACAGCATCAACAATATCAACATTAAAATCATTTCCAGGGTCTGGATCAATACCTCCAGCTTGTTTTTACAATATACAAGGATTAGCTAATTGGTTAAATCTAAATCCAATATATAAATTAAACTTTGCGAATACAAGAACATTTCCTTTTTTATTTCCAGAATCATATAGCATTGTATTTTCAACATTTAATCAACCAGGATATAATCCTGAAAATGTTCCTTTATGTTCAAATATTACGACGTTATCAGAATATCAATCCTTAAAATACAGAACACAAATTAGTTTATTTCAGAAAGTGTACGCTATAAATTCAAATGCATATATTAATTTTATTTCTACAGGTCAACCCCCAATATATTATACATTTATATCATATCAAGAAAAATACGAATATAATTCTGCTGTAGCATTAGTAAATAAATCATATCCATTTAGAGATATGGCAGAGGCGGTTGGGTGGAAAGTTCCATTCCCAATTGGTATTTAATTTTATTTTAAAGTAAAGAGGTATAAAAGTTGATTTAAATCAGAAATCATTTCATCTCTAACATTCATTAAATCAGTATCTGACGGTTGTAATGTTTTGGATAGAGGTCCTTGTAAGTATTTTAAAGCAGCATTTACTAAACGAACAGCGCCAGATTCAGTTAAGTTATGAATAGTTATTATAGAATTTTTTCCAGTAATTTTTGGTCTACCATATTTTCCAATATATATTTCTACATATGAATCAATTGATTTATCTAGTTTTCCTATAATACTATCTGTCGCGATATGACGACTATAAACACGTGTCTGCCAATGATATAGTTTTATTTGGTCTCTCAGATGTAAAAAGAAGTGAATTTGTTCAGCTAACATTTATTTATTCTTTGGAAATAAAATTGAAATTATAAATTAACGATATAATTATATAAGATGTGTAATATTTGTAAGGATATTCTCCAAGATTTCACAATTGACCATATAGAATCAAAATGTCCTCTCCGTAACAGTCGTTATTGTTCATATTGTGCTCAATACGGTCATTTAACAAAGTCGTGTCCAGCTAAACCATCAATAATGTTTCGTGAGCCAACATATTTAGAACAATTGATTCCATATTCAGATTTAAAAGAGTATAATATTACTTCAAAAACATTAATTAAATATAAGATAAAAGATGAGCCTCAGCAATTATTAGAAATAAAAGACGATGATAGAGTAATTACAGCATATTTAAGTGCTCGTTCTGTAAAAATTCAACGTGGATATACAAAACGTCAAACATTAGATGAATATGCGAAATTAAATAATAAAAGGATAATATATGTTAAGTAAATAAATATATTTTTGTTAAGTAGAATGACTACAAAAGAAAAATATAGAGGTAGTAAAAAAGCTCGTAAAACATCTCGTAAATTGACTCGTAAATATACAAAAAGAAGAACATGTCGAAGGAGAAGAGGATGTATACGTGGTGGTAATTATGAGAAGGATATTACAGTTCAAAATTATCAAGGATTTCCTATGAAACAATCAAATAAAGTTGTGACAACTGTTCCAGGTCGAGGAGTAATGTCAGTGTCAGCATATAAGAATTTGATGGAATCTGAAGAAAGAAATGGATTTGATTTTTATGATTAATTATAAAGCGTTTTGTAAATATTAATAAATTAATAAAATAAAAATAAGACATAATATATTAAAATCATATATAAGTCCGGACTTAAATATGAATTTATTCAATTTGAACTTGAAAGTCATTGGGTCGTAATGCGACCGCTTTAAGTGCTTTAATTTGTTCATCGTTAAGTTCAGTGGCTTCGCATACACGTTTAAAGATGGTTTCCGCTATAGAGAACCAAAGTTCATAAATTATATTTTCAGCAATATTATCATTTTGCGACTTCATTTTTGTATTATAATAAATATGATATTTAGAATATCAAATTTTATTATTAAGACCAATCTATAAATATACGATTATCTGATACATCAATAATTGATAAATCAGGAAATTGATCTAAAAGAGAAGTCTTAATTTTTTGTATCTCATAATAATTATTATAATTGTAATATATATTATTTATACCAATTTCAGAAGCATCATGCATTTTAAGTATAATTTGTAGTATAATTGAATCAGTATTTGAAGAATTTGTCTTGGAAGAATCGATAAGTAAATTATCTAAAAGTGATGTTAATTCTGATATATCCATTGTATTAATTACATATACAGTATAATAAATTAGAAGCAGTTAATAATTTCAATTTTTTATGCGACAATAATAAACAATTTAAACTATACATTCGTTTTATATCTAAAGATGTCAACCCCTGATAATACTGAGAATAGTCTAACAACACCACAAGAAAATGAAATGGCAACACTATCACATTCTATTATTGAATGGCGTCGTCTAAAAGAAGAATCAGAGGGAGTTCGCCAACAACTTCGTGAAAATTCTAAAAAAATGAAAGCACTTGAAGATGTTATTCTTCGTGTAATGAAAAATCATAATATTGGTGCTCTTGACCTTAAAAGTTCTGGCGGACGCGTTCTCTATAAAAAACAGAAGCGTCAAGCTGGTCTTGGCCAAAAGAATCTTGTAAAACTAATGTCAGAAGGACTACAATCTGAAGAAAAAGCAAATGAACTAATGAAGTATATACAAGAACATCGTGAAGTTCTCACAAAAGAATCTATTGCGTATGAAAAAACTGACTAGTTAATAGAAAATGTTAAAAGATTTGTGTCGCGCAGGTGTTGAAGGTATGACAGATATGTCCGGTTCATCAGGTCATAAACAACTGTATAAAGAGGTTATTTCACAAATTTTAGCATTAGTAATAGCCATCACTATTGTTTCTTTTGTAGGCAAATGGTTATGGAACAACTCTGTCGCTGAGCTATTTACATTTACACGTCCGGTTCGCTCAGTATGGCAAATTATCGCACTGATGTTCTTTGTAGGTCTGATGTTTTAAAGTATGTTTATAAAAATTAATTAAACAATAATAAATAGAATGATGTTATTAATAGCTTCAATTATTCTATTTTTTATTGTAATATCAATGATAACTTACGCTAATTGGCCAAGTCAAAACTGTAATAGTGGCGGATGTCCACCACCACCGTCAGCATCACCATGTAACAGTTGTAATAAACCAAAAAATCGGTGTGGATGCCCTCAATCCAGCGGATGTTCATTTTGTTAAATAGTTAACGATATATATATATACGGTATATTTAGACATATTATTGGTATATTAACTGAAACTATATCAAAAAAATCATATTTAAAGTATAATTAAAGATAATAAAAATATTTAATCATATTTAAATAAATTAAATATAATTAAATTAATATATAATTAATAAATTAAACAGCACCATTCCAACCACTAGCTGATAATCCACCATATTTATTAGTATAATCGCGTAAATCTTTCAAGTTTTCTGGTTCATATGCTCCTACATCACTGCCAGTTGAACCGCCATTTTGTTTACTAAAATCTGTTTTTAAACATTTACTCTTCGCAATATCATATACATCATTCCAAGCCTTATTAAAGAGAACTTCCATACGACTTAATTCTTCTTGACTTAATTGGGCATCGGTACAGAGTTTTCTTAGAAGTAATTTGCCACGATCACGCCAAGTAGCAAATATTATATCAAGGTCGCGAGGTGGAATATTTTTACTTAGACACATTGCGCAAACTTCAGCCACATTTATACGGTCGTGTGCTGTTTCAAATGCTTGGTAACGTGTAGCTTCCACAATTCCACTTGACGACAATAAATCTTTCTTTAAGCACCCTAACTTGCTTAAAATTAGTTGAAATTCTCTATAATCAGCAGAACCTTCAACACGGCTTAGTAATGTATCTAATATTTCAGAACCCTCTGGAAGAGTCCGGAGGCAATCAGGGTGTCCAGAACCTCGTGCTACACCACCAAAAAAACCTTCATCAACTCTTTTATATTTTGGTGTGAAGAACATAAAATATACAATTAAGCCAACTAAAACAGCTGTAAGTAAGAAATTAAGTATTAACATATAAGGAACTTCAGATAATTCCATTTCTCTATTATCTGAAATTATAATTTCTAAAAGAACGTCATTTATTTAGCTTTAATAGAATGAACGCAAGTGATATTATTAAGGATAAACAAAGCCGTGTTTTATATCAAGCATATAATCGTCCAACTATATTTTCAACATTAATAACTTCTACCATAAATATTTTTCCAATTAGTACTATTAGTACTTCTGGAGTAGACATTACATCAAGTATTTTATCATCTATTACAACACGATATGGATACAAATGTGAAAATCCAACAATTAGTTATGAGTTATTAAATGATATTAATAATGGAAAATACTTGTGTGGATTTCCATTTTGTTCTACTATTTCCGAATGGAATACTGGTGAAATCTTTCCAGTTGGAAATTGTGATTGTAAAATTTCTTTTTTAACTTGGAAAAATACATCACCATCATTATTATATACATATTCTACTATAAATTATTCATCTATTTGTACATTTTCTACAACAATATTTACAGGACCAACACCAAATATCTGTTCAAATAACATTATTCAAGGGACAAACTTTCAAAATAGATGTAATTCAGTTTCCGGACAATAAATATAAATTGTTAGATAAATTTTGAGTTTTAAAAAAGATATAATATTAATTAAAATAATTAAGTAGATGAATTCTAGTGACTTACTTAGATTAAGGCTAAATACAAATTGTGCTATAATATGTGGTAATCCGCAAAGTATAGGTTATATTAATCAATGTTCTGGTATAATTCAACCCCCATGTATTCCTAATCCTGGATGTCTTATTGTAGGACCACAAGGAGCAACAGGAGCACAAGGAGCAACAGGAGCACAAGGGGCAACTGGAGCACAAGGATTACAAGGAGCAACTGGATCACAAGGATCACAAGGAGCAACTGGATCACAAGGATTACAAGGAGCAACTGGATCACAAGGAGCAACTGGATCACAAGGAGTACAAGGAG